TTTGATTTTGTTCTACATTTAATAACATTTTTTCAGCTGTTTCTTGTGCTAATTCTTTTTGCTTATCATAGTATTCTTCTAATTCATCAAGTTGTTGTTCGTATTGTTCTTTTCTTTTTTCTGCTTCATCTTCTATATTTTTTATTTTTTCATCTTGTTCATCTTTTAATAAATCTTTTTGGGCATTTAATGCTTCTTTTTTATCAGTCAATGCTCTTTTATCTAATGTTTTTTGATATTCTGCCACTAATTTGTCTAATTCTTTTTGATAATTTGCTTTTGTTGTTGCATCATGCTCGTATTCTATTAATTGCTGAAGCCTATTTTTCTTTCTTTCATGTTCTGCATCTTCTTCAGCTCTTGTCTTATCTTCTTCTGATTTATCTAATAAATCTAATTCCTTTTGTATTGCTTCAATTCTTGCATTATATTCTTCGTTTATAGCTTTTACTCTTGTTTCTTTCCATTTTTCTACTGCTTCTTTGTTGCTTTCTATTGCTTTTTTGTCTGCTTCTTCTAACGCTTCTAATTGTTTTGTTATTGCACTTGTTAATTTTGATACTGTATCATCTACTGTTTGAACTCTTAAATCCCTTTTTTGTTTTTCATAATCTCTAATTGTATCCAATTCTTCTTGATAAAGTTCTTTTCTTTCATCTAATGATAGTCTCTCATCTCTCATTATTTGATTTAAGTAACTTTTATGCAATGCTATTATTTTATTCAGATCCGCTTCTTGTTCTTTCGCATCATATTCAGCACCACGCAAATTTTTTTGATCTTCTATATATCTTTCATAATCTTTTGTTTGTTGTTCTAATAAATCTTTGTTTTTTTGTGCTAATTCTTTTCTTAATTCATATAGTTTTTCTTCTATTTCTTGTTTTTGTTCTGTTGTCTTCGCTAACGAATTATAAGCATATTGATACATATTTATTTCATCTTGTAAACTTATTTGGTCTAAATTCTTTCTATGTTCTATCATAGCAGTATAGTCGTCAACATTTTTTTCTTGTAATTCTTTTTGTAAATCATATATTTTTTCTGTTAATTCCCATTTTTCATCTTGTGTTTTTGCGTATTTCTTCAAAGCTATTTGATACATATTTATTTCATCTTGTAAACTTATTTGATCTAATGCTTTTTTGTGTTCTATTTGTTTTTTGTAATTATCTAGCGCTTTGTTCTCGTATGTTTTTGAACTACTTCCAGAAGATGTTGCTTTTTTAGGAGTATAGCTTGAAGTCACACTCCCCTTGAAATCCTCAGGTGTTAATTTAGCTAACTCTCCCAATATATTTATTTGATTTTGAAGTGATGCAGTTACATCTTCTACAGATTGTTTTGTTGCTGCAGCTATTTGTTGTATCTGTTCACTATTACTCATCATTGCAGAAACTTCTAATATACTTGCTTGGATTGCTACCTGTGCATTAGCCCATTCGGCATCTGCTGCCGCATTTTCTGAATCTATTGCAGACTGAGTACTAGCTATAGTATTTTCATTTACTTTTGCTAATTCTGGATATACTTTTACTAATTGTGCTTTAGCATCTGCATACGCTTCTGTTGATGTTTTGCCTTCTTTCAAAATATTTAATAATTGCTGTTTTCCTTTAATATCTGCCTTTGTTTGAGCTATATTAATCAATGTTTGCCTATGCGCTGATTGATTTGTCGCTGTTGCATATTTCTGTTTTGCAGTACTTATTTCTAAGCCTTTTGTTAATGTATTAACTTTATTTTTATAAAAGTCTATTGTTTTGCCTCCAGATAAATTTTCTTTTTCAAAATTTTTTAAAGATTTTTGTGCTTCGTTTAATTGTACTGTTAAAGCATCAATTTCACCATTTTTTTGAAAACTATATTTATCCGATTTTTTTATCTCTTTTATCTTATCTTCTATCTCTTTTATTTTATTTTTCTTTTCTTCATAAGTTTGCACTATTTGATTAGCTTCATTTCTAGCATTTTCTATTACTTGCTTATCATTTTCGTTCATGACCATATCGTTATTCATAGTATTTTTTAATGCTTCAGATAAATTATTTGATTTTTCAGTTGCTTCATTCATCTTATCAATAGATTCTTGCATTTTTGTATTAAATACAGATATTCCTGCTGTAACTGCCGCAATTCCTACAGCAATTAAGGTAATAGGATTTGCCATAAGTGAAACTGTAAAAGCTTTTGTAGTCATATCTGCTGCCGCTGCAGCTGTTTTATATGCCGTATATGCCTTTTTGGCTGCTGTTAGTCCTACTACCATTGCTAGAACTGTCGTTGTGAATGTTATAATGCCACTAGTAGCAGATTTATGACTAGAAATAAATTCTGTCAACCCTTTTGTTATATTTAGTTGTAAAGAACTATATTGCGTCAAAGCTGGTATCATGCTTTGTCCGACAGTTCTGCTTAATTCCAAATTTGTAGCATTTAGTTGTGCTTGTTGACCTTGATATCCACTAGCCATTTCTTCAGCCGTCCCTGTAAACATTGCAGCTTCATCCATTATTCCATTGTATACAGCTTGAGCTTTTTCTGATTGCGTTAAGGCATCCGTGCTCTTTCCTATCGATTTTGCATAATCTTCATACATTTTAGCTATATTTTTTTGTACACCAGCAGCATCAGATAAAACTGAATTTTCCATCCTAATTCCGTTCTGTTGTTACTCTTACCGCTTCTGATAACGTATAATTTGCTTGTCTGTTTCCAACAGCTGCATCTTGTAAAACCTTTAATATTTCTCCTGTTTGCTTTACAGTAAACCCATATGTTAACAAATTTTTTGTTGCAGCCGTTACATCTGAATCATCCATTAATTTTAATTTATTAACATCTTCTATTGTATTTTCTATTTCTGACATAGAATTATTCGTTGTTTTTGCTGTCTTTTGCAATGCTTTCATACTATTTGTATATGATATATACTTTTGTACTCCATCGTCTACTGCAGACGTTATTTTTGCTAACGAAGCTATAATACTTGCTGACATTGCTATAAAACTAGCATCTAATTGATTATTACTATTTTGTACTTGTTTATTTTTATTTTCTAAATTTTCTAGTTTTTGTTTTGCTGTTTCAAGTCCTTTTTCTAATGCTTCTGTTTTTATTTTTAAATCAATTACCAATTGACCTATTTGAGTTTCTTTTGCCATTTGTTCACTTCCTTTAAGGCATAATAAAAATGCCTACATGTTTGTAAGCATTTAATTATTTTTTACTATAATTTGATTAATTTCATAAGTTATTTCATTTTCTTTTACTACTCTTTTTAACATTATTGTTATTTTCTGTAAGCAGTAATATGGATTAGTTTTATCTATTCCTTTTTTCTTATTTTCCTCTACAATATTCCAATATACTCTATATGTTGCCAAATCATCCGAACTAGTGTCTCCTCTTTTTTCAATTTCATAACTTGTGGTATATATGCTCAAATCATCTAAAAAGCTACTAATATTTTTATGTTCTATATTATCATTGTCGTAATAAGTAAAATCAGTTGTTAAATAATCTTTTATTTTTTCTTTATCCTTATTTTTTAATATTTCTATTATTTCATTTATTGTTTCATTATGTGTCTTTGTTTTGCCTTCCTGAATCAATTTCGCCTCATGTTTTTCTTGAATTGATACTTTAACATTATTAGAAATTAATCCTATTAATATTGGTAAAAATATTAATATAAAGACTATTAGAAATACTATTAAGCAACCAGTTGCACTTTTTTCATTATTTTCTTTTTTCATAATTATCCCCCCTCCTAATAAGAGTATAACATGCAAAAGTAGAAAAAAATGTCGAAATATGTGATTGCTTGTAATTATTTTTATTTTTCTACCTTTTTCGACATTTTTTTTGTTTCTTTTTGTGATATGCTTTTATTGAAAGAGAGGTGATTACTATGTCTGAATACAAACGTCATGATATCCATACCAGAACAGGTTTCTTTGTTGACCCTGAACAATTAGCTCATGATTTAACAATTTTAAAATTAAAAGATAATCCGCTTCTAAAAGATGCAAACGAATTTACTTATTATGACACTTATATACAACAGTTATCATATTTTAGAACGATTATAGCAGACAAAACTAAGTATGATAGCACTATTAATAATTAATAATAATCTTTAAAAATCTTCTGCATCTACCGTTTCTTCATCTGAGCTTTGAACTCTATTCAATTCTGCAAATTCTTGCATAATTACAGGAATTTCATCTGGATAATAATCTTCCATAAACTCTTTTTTACTTATACCGATTTTTATGCAGATAGCTATTGTCCTTTGAAGCCAATTAGCATTGTAATTTTGCTCAATATTGGCTTCATTTGGTCGAAAAAACTTTCTAATTCGTTTATCTTCCAAAATTCTTTAATAACATCTAATACTTCTTTTGGTGTAAGTTGATTTTCTAGTGTATCTCTATCTATTTCCATTAATTTAGATAAAAAATCAAATGTAAAATCAGGTAATATAATTAATAATTTTGTAATTAATGTCATTATATTCTCTACTGTAAACATTTCTGATAATTTAAAATCTTGTCCATTGTCAGAAAGCTCTTTTATAAAGTCTTCTGGCAAATCCTTTAAAGTTTGTAGAGCTTCAAAATACTTGCCACAAGGCTTTTTTTCAACCTCTACACCATGTATAGTTTTTATTTTTGGTAAACTTTTCATTTCATTGCTTTTTGCCATCATTTTTTCCTCCTAATATAAATTTAACAGAGAGTATTTCTACTCTCTATCACTCACTTCTGTTTGGTCAGACACTGTTTCTGGTACTGTTGGTATTGTATCTAACCAAGTTAAATCCTTTGAGCTTGTACTATCTTTATATACTCTAACTTTTGCATCAGATAATAAAGCTCTTTTATAAAATGTTCCACTTATTGTTATTGTAGCAACTTGTGTTCCATTATCTTGTGTTTGTAAATCTTGTTTTACTTTTTTGAATTTAGCTCTATAATATCTAAACATTCTATAGTTTCCGTCTTTTCTTTTTGCTTTAAATGTCATTGCATAGTCTTTGCTTTGATTGTCTGGTCCCCAAGAATATTCTTGTGTTTCTTCATCGTAGTTTCCACCTTCAAAAACTGACATTAATTTCAAATCTGCTTCAGGAATTTCTAATTCAAAATCTTCTCCATCAAATATTTCTTCATCATCATATATTTCGTCGTCTGCATATATTGGGTCATTTGATGTTTGAATATCCCTTGTTAACTTTTGTGCGTAAGGTATATTTATAGCTTCTCCTACTTTATAATTTGTTTCTGTATTTTCTAATAATTCAAATACTTTGATTCCACTTAAACCTCTTAATGCTTTTTTTGGCATAATTAACGCCCTCCTTTATAAAATTTCTTCTTTTTCAAAACGCATTGTTTTGTGATATATTTTTGTTTCCTGTTCAAATAAATCCATAGCTAATGTTCTTTCAAATTCTAAATCTTCCATTTTTTCATTTACTTCCATGGCTAATTTAGAACATTTACTTGAGCTTTTAGCCCATATGTCCACTTGAATAGAAATATTACTGCTATATTCTTCGTCATCTGCTTTACTAGACATTGAATTATTCATTTCATAATAAGAAATAGCAGGTTTTTTATCTAATTCACTCCACTTTTGTGGATAAAAATAAGAAACCTCAGTATCTGAGATTTCTTCTAATTTTTTTAATATCTGTGGTTTTAAATTTTTCATTATTTACCACCTAACTTTCTAATATCTTGTTGTATTGATTTAATTACTTCTTGTTCTACTTCTCCTGTATTTTTTGCATGTAGATATGCTGGAGTTAAGTATGGTTGTGCTGCTTGACCTTTCCAGTCTGCTTTATAAGATATTCCGTTCTGGTCTATCTATATTGCTTTCAGAACCTCTTTGACCTGTCCCAAACTCAACATATGGTGCATACTCTAAATTTGTAAATACTTGTGCTTCTGCTCCATCTTGTGTTGTTTGCGATTTTGTCTTTATTGAGTTACGAAGATGTCCTGTGTCAACTGGAGCTAGATACTTAGCATTTTTTTGTATCTTCTTCGCTCCTCTTTCTAGTCCTTTTTTACAATTTTCCTTTACATTTCCACCTAATCCAAATAGAGTTGCAAGTAATTCATCTAATCCATCTATACTTGCCATATCATCCCTCCATCAAAAGAGTTATATGGCTGTCAGAAGGTACTAAACTTTTTATGATATAATCTTTATTGTTATATACAAGAATATTTCCTATTTCAGCTTTTGTTTTGTTACAAGTAACTATTGCATTAGCCTCTATTTCTTTGCCGTATTCTTGTTGAATATACTCTCTTGTAGAAAATTGGAAATTACCTTTAAAACTATCTATTTTATCTAGCTTTCCATTTCCAATAACACAACCTTCATCATCTTTTATCGTTCCAGATGTCCATATTTCTATATCTTTGTCGTAGAATGTATCAGCTATTGCTTCTTTAAATACTTCAGGTATTTGCATAATTACCACCTCATATACGCATACATAGATATTTCATCCATATTTTTTTCTATATATTTATCCATATTTACATCATCTGATGTAACTGCACCCACATCTTTAAAAGATACTGATTGATTAACATCTGTCATAGAAGATATAACTTGCTTTCCTTCTCCATATCCATTCTTATAAAACACTACACAATTCATAGCATATCTAATAACTAAATACTCTAATTCTTGTGGTAAATCTATTCTATTACAAATAGATTTTATTTTATTAGTAATATCATCAATATAACCTTGTATTTTTTTGTCTTGATTTTTATCTTCAATGTCAAGTCTTTCTTTTACTATATCTAATAGTTTCATAAAATCACCTACTTTTGTGGTGTTTCTTTTTCTTTAATCATTTCTATTATTTGAGCTTTTGTTATTTCTTCTGCTTTTTCAATTACTATTTCTAATTCTTTTGCTTTAGCTAATAGTTCTTCTTTATTCATTTGCTCAATTTTTTTTTGTTTGTTTTCTTCTATTTTTTTACCTTTTTCACATCTTGCAACATGTAAAGGTAATACTGGTTCTGAGAACTCTTTTCCACATTTTGGACATTTCATTTTTCATTCCTCCTAATAAATAAATTAAGGCAGATTTCTCTGCCTTTTATTACCCTAATACTACTGCAGCTAATGATGGATATAATGGTGCAAATCCATAAATAGTATCAATAGATAGCATATTTTTCTTTGTAGTCATATCATAACCATATACAACTCTTAAGTTTAATCCTTTATAAGAAATTACATAAGAGTCTCTACCATCAACTGGTAATGCTAATGCTCTTGATACGAAAGCAAATGCTAATTTATTGAATACTAAGTTAGCAACATGTCCTCCAGAAGTTTTATCTATAAATGTTACATCTGTGTCTGTAGCAATTTCTTCTACTACAGATGGATATACTTTTACAGTAACGACACCAGTACTTGCTTTTGCATCTTCTTTAACAACATATTGTTGTCCATTAATTGCAAATATGTCACCTTTAACTAATGTTTCTTCTCCGCTTCCACCTTTTATTGCTATTGTTTCAGCTCCAGCTTCTGCTTTAGCATTTACTTTTGGTGTTGCAATTTTTGTAAATGTTCCAGCTTCATGCACTGCAACTTGTTGAGACATAAAGTTTTCTAGTCCTTGTATTCTACCGATGGAACCTTCTCTTAATGCTTGTGTGCTTCCAGATTTTTCAGCATGTAAAATTGCATCTATTGTAGAGAATTTTACATCTGCATCTGGGTCCCATACAGCATATCTATTTCCCATTGGTGCTTTAGCTTTATTTAATAGTCCTCTAGCATTTGCCATTACTTCTATTGTTGAAGGTGTTGTTCCTGCTGTACCTAATGTTTTATAAACATTTTTGTACATTTCAAGGCCTTCTTTGTTGATTTTTTCCGCAATAGCTTCCATCATAGGAGCTAATATTTTTTCATTAAATTCTACTCTATCTAAAGTTAATTCTTTAGATGTAATTTCTACAGATACATCTGCAATATGATCCATAACTACTGGAACACTTTTTTGATTAATTTCTTGAATTGTTACTTTATCTTTAAAATCTTTTGCTTCAAATTGAGCTGGTTTTTCAACTTGAATTGTATCTCCTTCTTTTACGAAATCTTTACTATAATCAGTATGGAATAACTCAGGTACTACTAAGTTATTTACAAGCATTGGTAATGCTTCTCTTGCTATTCTTTGACATGTTAATATTTTGTTTGACATAATTAATTCCTTCTTTCTTATTTATTATTTTTTTCTTGAAGTGCGAAAAATTCTTCATCTGACAAATTATCTAAATCATCATCGTCATAATTCCCGTCTTCTTCTTTTCTTTTATTTGGATTACCATCACCTAATCCTTTATTTACGCTTTTATCAATTTCAAATAGATATTCATCACTTTTCTTTAATGCTTCTATTTGGTCATCAAATCCTAAAAGTTTATCTCCATCTAGTTTGATTTTATCTAAATCAAGATTTGCTTTTACTGATTTAACATTTTTAGCTTTAGCATTATTTATTGCTAAATCAATTTTACTTTCTAGTCTCACTTTCTCTATTTCAGCTTTTGAATTATCTTCAATTTCTTTTTTCTTAGCTTCATAATCAGCTTGACTAATTGAGCCCTTTTTAAAGTTGTTGTACTCATCTTCAACTTTCTTTTTGTCTTCCTCTAATGTTTTCTTTTCTCCTTTTACTACTTTTAATTCTTCATTAATTTCGTTAAATTCTCTTGCAGGTTTAAAATATTTTGGTAGTTCTTTAGATATCTTTCCTTCTAATTCATCTACGTTATCTACTCCTGCATTTTTTAATAATTCTTTTAACCATTCCATAATTGGTCCTACCTTTCTAGCTTTTTTATTCTGGTGCTACCAGTACGAAAAGTTGCTTTTTGTTTATTCTCACAAGCAAATGAGTAATAAAAATAGACAGTTTAAAGCCATGTCTAGGGCATAAAAATAAGCCGTATTTCTACGACTTTGTTTTGTATAGGCTGTAAGTTTTATATCCTTCATTTAACTTTACACGTCAAGCACCTATTATACAATTTTAAAACGTTAATAACTACTTTAATCTTCAAATAAAACATATGGATAATATCCACTTATATATTTTATTTTCTTTCTACTATATCCTCTAATTTTTTTCTTTTTCATATATCCACCCCATATCTTTTGATAATTTTGATATAATTAAATCTCTTTTTTCTGCTCCATTAAATGATTTGTATTGTTTGTTTATTGTTTTTTCTATTTTATTATACTTTTGTTTTAAATCTTCTATTTTTATATTTCTGTTTGGTGCCTCTAAATAAAAAGTATAATTTGGAGATTTAACAATCATTGTATCTATGCTTTTAAATTTAACATAACTTTTTATATCTGTCAAAGAAAAAGAATAGTTTTCAGGGTGATTATGTATAAGTATAAATGAATTATCTTTACTCTTATATAATCTTGCTATATTACTTATACTAGGATTAACTGTAGTCTTTGTTCCTGTTGTAATTTTCCCTATTAAATTACCTGTTCTTACATCTAACATAGCTAAGTTTTCTTTTTTATTAGTTTTATATTTTTTCATAATTATATTTTGATATTTATTTATATTGTTTGCTCTTTGTTGGCTTGAATATAATTTTGTTTTAATAGTATTCTTAATAAAATCATTAATATTTTCTTGGAAATTTAATTTTTCTTTTTTATTTTTTGTATTTCCTTGTTCTAATGTCAATTTTGGCTTGTATTCTTTATTCCATTGTTCGTAATTCATATCTTGTGATATGAATATAGCATTTCCATTTCCATCTTTTGCTCTTCTTTTTAATCCTTCTGTTATATCATCATCAAATACCGCTACTGTTGTACATCTATCATTAGGATGTATTGGTGGATAATTTTTCCCGTGGTTGCCTATCTTTTAAATTAAATACTTTATTGTCTAGTTCTGCACAATGTTTGCAAGTAACATTGTCTAATGTTGCTATAAATCTATATTTTTCTATATCTAATTCTTCATAAGATAACATTTCCGCTTCGTTTGCAAAATGATTTACCTCTGTTCTTACTAACGTAGTAGCATTGTATAAACCAACATTCATAAAACTAGATAATTCAGAAGATATTTTTTGTATTGTTTTTCCTGACATTGTATCTGCTGTTAACTGTGTTTTTAGATAATTACCTAATTTTTCACTATTTTTCCATATTCTTTTAGAAAAATTCGCATTATCAGTCCATTTTTCATTCAATAATAGATTTATTGTTTTATTATCTATTTGAGAAAAATTAAAACCTAATCCAGTAGCTTTTTGGACATTATATATATTGTTGTAATATCCTTCTTTTAATGTATCTACATATCTAATTTCCGTTATTTGTTGTTCTATATCCGCTAATTTCTTTAATTCTAAATCAATACTTTCTTGTAATTGTTCATATCTTGATATACGAAAAGAATAAGCAGATGAGTTATATTTCAATAACATCTTCTGCTTAATATCTTCATTTTTTATGTTATTATTTATTGTAGTTAATAAATTTCTTCTATATGTATCTGTTTCTCTTTTGTTTAGTAGCTGATTTAAAACTTTTTTATCAAGTACATCTGATTTGCTATAATTTTTATATATTCTACTAATTTCTTTGTTTATATTCTTAGTTGCTCTCTCATATGATTCTATTAATCCTTTTATAGTATTTTCAGTTCCTTTTTCCAGTCTTTTCATTAACTCTGTTTGTCTTTTTTCCCAATAATCTAGAGGTTTTCTAGCCATTTAATCACCTCTATTCTTGATTGCCTTCATTGTTGTGATTATCTTCAAATCCTCCTGCATTATTAAATATCTCTTGTTGCATTTTCAATTTTTCTTTTTGTTCTTCCTTTATTCTTTGTAATTCTATATCGACATCATCACATAAAGGATGTTTTTCAAGCTTTGTTTTTGTACTTAGTATAGTATCATTATTTAAAGTTGTTATTTTTTCATTCTCATTAAATATTCTTGACTTATTAAATTCTATCTTAAAATCAAATTCATTTATTTCTTGTGGTATTTTGCCTTGCATTTTTAAATCTTGTAATACATACCATAAAACTTCATGTATAGCACTTGTAAGTCCTCCTATACTATCGTCAGCTTTCATGTCTAAATCTGTATATAAAAATTCTAATGAGACACCGCTTGGAGCTTGTCCAATTAAATCTTTATTACTTGTATCTACTGCTCTGCCAAACTCATATATAAGTTCTTTTAATCCTTTTAGTAATGCTTGTCTTGCTTCGTACGGAATTGGCAATAATTTAGCATCTATTTTTCCTGCTGTGTCATTTGTTCTTGCTACTCCATTAACCTTTAAATTTTCTATTAATGCTAGTAAGTCTTCTGCCCCATACCCATTTATTAACCATATAATTTCCTTTAAATCCTCTACTGTATTTACAAAATTGCTGTTTATCAAATCGTAGGCATCTATTAATGGTTTTATAGGTTCTAAGTCTGTCATTTTTTCTTCATTATTTTCTATTTCAATAAATGGTACTTTACCCCAACTGTGTTTTTCTACTCCTTTTAGATTATTTAGAGCATTATCATATATTTCTCTGTACCAATGACATTCCGGTCTTTCTCTAGTAACATCTTCTAAATATACTGTTGTATCTCCAACTTTAGTTTCAATAAAATATCTTACTTCTTTTTCATCCCAATATTCAACGTATATTCTATCTTCTGGTTTATCTCCAGTTAAATCTTGTATTGTATAAAAATGTATAAAACCAGTTAAATATGTCTGTGTTTCATTATCATAAATTGGAATACATTCTTCTGATGGATATTTTTCAAATACCAATTTTCCATTTCTATAATTAGGATGTAACCAAGCTCTGCCTTTATTACTTGCCTCTTTTACTCTGTTCTTTATAAGTTTTTCGAAGTTAGCTCCTAATATATTCCATACCATATTAGTTATCTTCTTTTCAGCATTTTTAGTTTTTTCCTCTTCTTCTCCTTTAACAGGGGCATTATATGTTATAGTTATAGGTTTCCCACATACATATGTTTTCTTTTGATTTACTTGTTTCCAATAAAAGCCATGAGGTATATGTTCATCCGACTTGTTTTCATTGACAATTTTCTTTTTGTTTCCTGTTTTTTGGTCAAACACTGTATAACTTTTTAAATCTTTTTTTAATATATCGTTTTTATCTCGAAAATATCGTTCGCCTTCTAGCATTTTTCTTTTTACATCTGACATATTAAATTGAGTTATTAGTTCTTTAATTATTTTACTTTCTATAGCCATTATTTGCCTCCTAATTTCTTAAATATAAGTCATCACTACCATACCTTAGTGCATCTATATAGTGATTGTTTTTATCTTCTGGAATATTCAATGGATTATCTTGCTTGTCTGTTTTCCATCTATATAAGCCTAATTCATTTATTACTCCTTTGCATTTAGGGTCTACTATTATTTCAAATCCTTTTAACCACTTAATTCCATGTAATATACTATCTGGTCCTTTTTGTGCTGGTATTGCATTTATTCCTAAATTATTTAATTCTGCTATACTTTTTGGTTCTGCTGCATCAGCTTTTATTAATGCATATGGTTCTATTCTTCTTTTTAATTCATTTGCTAACATTTCATTTGTTAGTTCTGTAGCTCCAAATTCATCAAAAACTACAATTCTTTTTGCTTTTAAATCTACATTGAACTGTAAAAAAGCAGAAGGGTCTGAACTGTATCCAAAGTCCAAACCTCTTCTGATTAATTCAAATGTATTTTTATATTTTTCTGTATCTTCTATATGCCAATTTCTAAATATTAAACCTTTGCTTACACCAGGCATTCCTAAACCTGATGTTTTGTAATCTTCATAATCTTCTTTTTTCTTTTTTTCATATCTTGCATAGTCTTTAACATCCAAAAATTCATTTAGTTTATAATTTGTTATCATTAATAGTTGACTTACTTTTTCTTTTACCATTTTGCCTTGATATTCAAATTCTTGTTCATCTTCAACTATTAGTTCTTGTTTACCTTTTTCTATTAGTATTTGTTCGTTTGGTGTTAGTTTGCTTGTTAATTCTTTTACAATAAAATGCTGTTCATTCCAAGGATTGAAACTTGCCACAGTTTGATTAAAATATCCTTCTGGCATTTTACCTCTTATAGACATTTTTACTTTATCATATGTATCTTTTTTATCTATTTCAAAGGCTTCTTCAAACCAACCGCCAACATAAAACTAAATCAGGATCATCTATTGTTATTGAAGCTAATTTTTCCCAGTCATCTAATCCTCTAAAAAATATTTTTTGCCCTGTATATTTATTTACTGCTAATAGTGGATTTGTTGTAAATTTCCATTCATCATAAACTTTTAGCTTTTTAGATGCCCATACTAGGTCTGCATATACGCTGTCTTTTATTGTAAGTGCCGTATCTCTCATTGCTAATAGACAAGCTCTAGGATATTGTTTTAATAGTTTCATCCATCTTAAAGCTATAGTTTTTGATTTTTTACTACCTTTTGACCCCATTATTATAGCTTCATCACCTTTGAAATTCCAAAATGTGGCATATCCTTTTCCAACCAGTTCCTGCAAACTTATTTTTTCTTTATTCATTTACATCATCTACTAATTCTACTTTTGATTCTGCTGTTATTTCTGCTTTTTCAACTGGTTTAAATCCTGCTCTATCTAATACATCTTTTATTGCTTGTATTTGTATGTTTTCATTTTTGCTATTTAATAATTTTTTTAATTTCTGTTGTGCTTCTATTGCAAGTGAACCAAAGTTTTCTCTCATCTGTTTTTGTATTTCTTCTTTAAATTCTTTGTTTCTTTTCCATTCAGATATTGTATTTTCACTAATTTGGATTTCTTTTGCAATTTGTTTCTGTGTTTTGCCACTGGTAACCATTAATATTATGCACTTTTGTTGCTTTTCATTTAACATTAGTTCACCTCCTAAAAATCACGATTTATACAAGTTTTATTCAATAATTTTTCCAATAATTTTATTTCCAGCATATATAATTGTTGTTTCTGCTTTATTGTTGCTTTTCGGTTTATATCTAAAACAATAATCATAATATCTGCATTGTTCACATTTTCTTTTCATGCAGTTTGCATAGTTAATCTTGTCTCTCATAATACACACACTTTGTACATACTATATCATTGTTTTTAAATACTCTTATTTCACAATCAAACTTGTCTTTGTTTTTACATTTTGAACAATGCTCTTTTTTATACTTTTCTATTCTTTCTTGATTAGTCATATGTACTTCTCCTTTTTCTTTTATTTATAGACTCTATGCAAGATACACTGGACTTTATCAAGTTAATTACTCTTGACTCTTTTGACAGACATGAGGAAATTCTATAACACTGCCAATTTATTATAGTACAACCTTTGCCCCACTCTTCTTTTTGTATCCTGCATACAGCCTATAAACACTACGAAATATGTAAGTTATATATAATTGCACTCTAGAACTAAACGGCTACTATTTGCCATTCTGCTATATATGTTTACATACTTCGTACTACCTATAAAAAGTAATATGCGCGGATACTTTATAGTCCACCCGCAAAGCCACTCCAAGGATTTTATTTCCGACAGACCTTTATAACTGTCCTGGTCTAGGTTTAAGGAGTCGAACCTTCAATCTCAGGTGTCCAAGACCCGCATCTTACCATCAAGACTTAACCTAGATATTAGAACTCGCTAGGAAAGTTCTGTCAGGGTAAAATAATAATATTTCTTAAAAGGAGGATACTTGCGTATCTTTATATTAATTACCTAGCATATTAATAACATAATAAAAAAGAATAGACATTTAAAACATCTATTCTTAAATACACAAACTTTATTTTTCGTAGTAAATACTTTCTGTAGTTATGGGCATGTCCATTTCTGAACAACTACTTTTTAACTTACTAACATTTTATCATCTTTTAACCGTACAAAACGTACATTTTTAATTTTTTTCTAAATATCTTTTTAACTTTATTCTTGCTTTTTCTTCTGAGTTGTAATTCATTAAAAACATTATCTGTAACCACGTTTTATTATCATTATATCTGTATCTTATTATATCTCTTAACTCTGCATTTTGTACATAATTTAGCTCATACTCTAATTGTAATCTCATTTTATCTAGTTTATATGTTTTGTCTTTTATCATCTTTTTGTATTTTCTTTTTAGTCCTGCATTTTTTGGTATTTCAACACCGTTCTATTACACAATTATGTTTTATGTATGGATAGCTTGTACTACTTCCTTGTACACTATCTTTTATTACTGTGCATTCTTTATTTTCTATTTTTTTTATTCTTTGTCTTAACCTTTCCAGTTCATTATTTGTATTTTCTATTTTATCTAAAAAGTCTTTATTCATTAGTGTACCTCCTCATTAAATAAATAATATATTTTATAGTGATTTCTTACTGTGTTGTTTTTCCTTAATGCTCTGCTCATTTCTCTTGCTGTTAAATTTAAAAATTTTACTATCTCTTGCAATGTTCCTACTCTCATACATTGCTCATTATTTTTTGTATCGTATATTCCATATATGTTCATTTGTACCTCCTAAATTTTTACTTTTTCTGGGTTTAATTTTAATTTCGGTGCTTTTATCTGTTCTTTTACTAATCCTAACTCTTGTCTGTTAAAACACTCTTTACTATGTGTTATCATATCTTCATACATTATAAAATTTTTGTATTCTTTTACTAGTATGTATTCGTGATTGTTTTTACTTATTATTTTCGGTATTTTCATTTGTTTGTCCTTTCAAATATTTATATATTACTCTTTCTACATAAGCTAATGCTTCATAATTGCTTATGTATCTTCCATCGTGTCTGTGTCTTACTGTACTTCTTATTACTTTTATTTCTTGATTATATTGTCTTTTATACATTGTTGCTAATTGATTCTTGCTTAATCCTTGCTTCCACTTTTGAATTATCTCTTTATCTTGCATACTACACCTCTTTAGAAACTCTTTAGATGTAGTATGCTCTTTTATTTATTTAATAATTCTTTTGCTTTATTTTCAAAATATTGTTTTATACAATTTCTATGTATTCCACTATATATACATGTTTTCTCTATTCTACAAGTAGAGCAACACATTTTTTTTATAGTTTTTAATTGATAATGTATCATAATATTATCTATCATTTTGCCTATTATTTTGTCTTGTTCTTCTAGCATAGGCAAAACCGTTTCTATTGCATCTTGATATTTGTTTCTTTCTTCATCTTCAACTAATCCTGTACTATATACATCATCAAGTAAATAATCTAATTTTTTTAGTCTTTCTATTGCTTGTTCTTTTGTCATATGCTAGTCCTCCTTTCTGAAAATTCTTCTGCTTTTAATTTTTCTTTGCTAACTATTTTTAATTGTATTTCTACTAATGTTAAATCTTCGTATTCTCCTTTATTATTGAAATAATGTTTCAATGCCGTTTTCTTACTTTTATATAGTCTAGCAAATCTCAAATCTTTATGAAATTCACTTTTTCCATAAGTAGCAAATAGTCCTTCTTTATTTTGTATTGCATATACTGTTTTTTCTATTTCCATCCTAATTCCTCTACTTTCTTATTTATTGCTTGTAGTTCTTTTGTTGTTATATAACCCATTTCTCTATAGTAATTTTTAGAAATTGTTTTGTCTTCTTTCCAAAAGTTTATTTCAAATAAGTCGTCATCTAAAATTTTTCTATATTCAAAAGAATATTTATCATCTGAAACTTTCTCATATCCTAATTCTTCAAACATCTCATCAGCACTCATTTTATTTACCCTCCTTCAACTCTTTTACTTTTTTATTCAGCTGTTTTACTGCTTGTACTAATTCATTTATTTTATTCATTATGCAAACAGTTCCATCTATATTGTTAGTAACTGACTTTAATTCTTCTATACTATCTATATCTATTTCATCTTCTATTAGTTCAAATTCCCAATTTAATTCAAAACTCTATTAGCATATTCTTGTCTATTATCATATTCTACAAATAAATAACCATCTCTAGCTATAAAAGTTTTATATTCTGCTTTAAATCTACTTCTTTCCTTTATCTCTCCATTTGCTATTGCTTTTAGCAGTTCATATCCTTTATATTTCATTTTATTTTCTCCCTTCTAGTAGTTCTTGACACATATGTATTCTTCCTCTTAAATATTTCGTTCTGTTGCTTTCTTTTCCACTTTGATGTTCTAATAATAATTCGTACTCTTCTTGATACTTTATTAAATTATCTTTTACTATTTGCTTTGATATATAATTATTATCAACTATATTTCTATTTTTTTCTTGTATATCTCTAACAGCTTCATATGTTATTTTAGATTTCTTTAATTCTTCATTCTCTTTTAATACTCTTTTGTAATCTGATAAAATATGTTGCATAGATTTTGGTATTTCTAAATCTACTGTTTCCCAACCACTATTTTTAAAAAAATTGCTGTCTATTTCATTCATAGCACTATTTGCTAAATAATTTTCAACTATTTTTATATCTTCTTTTATACTATTTTCTTTCACTTAAAATACCTCCTTAATTAATATCCCTATGTATATAAAACGTTTTACTATTTTCCGTTTTATTTGCTAATCCAATTTCTATATTTCCTATCTTTGCTATATAATCTGGATTTTCAGTCAATTTATTTAGTATTAAATTTAATTGTTCTATTGTGCTAGGGTAGAAAATCATATCAAATTTTTCTTTCACTATTTATTACTCCTCTCTAATAAATCTATTTCTTTCCACATTTCAAATAAATATTGTTTAGCTTTTTGTAAATGTTCATTTATTTCTTTCAAATCTTTTTCTGTAATATTGTATATTACAACGTGCCATAATTCTCTTCCATGTCTTTGTAAAGCATGATGTAATTTTAAAGTATAACTATCTAATTTATTGCCTAAATCATCTTCCTTCTGTTCTAAATCAAATCTAAATAATAAATTACAATCAAAATCATAGTCTAAACCACACTTTTCTTTAAATTCTTCCCACGAATTACATTGCATAGTTCTTTCAGTTTCCCAACATTCACAATAATATTTATGATTTGTTTCTTCTAGTTTTAACATATCTATTCTCCTCCTAATAGCTCTGGATTATCGTATATATTACCAATTACTTCTGAAATTCTAGTATTAATTAATTTGGGTGCTACTCTTGTTGAACTTCCATTATGTATACCTGCATAAAAGCAACCTTTATCAAATATCACTTTTTCAATATGTTTCCCTCTACTATCTTTGTATTTAATGATATCTCCCTCGTATATCTCTCTTCCGTTTTTATCGTGTAGTCCTGTGTATTGCATTAATATCATATCTTCTGTATCAAAATAGTCATTATATTGGTCTAGTCTAATAGCTATTCTTCCACCATAAAATGTTGGTTCAAAATCCAATTCTTGTACTTTTAACATTTCTTTATTTTCTATGTCCCATATTCTAAACTTTATCTCTCTATTCATCTTCTTCACCTACTTTAATTATCAAATCACTCAATGTCATATCACTTATATGAAATCCATAATTTGTAAATAGCCTAATATATTCACTTGATTTTTCACAATCAATATTCATTCCATAATCTTTTTTGTTTAGAAGGTGAATTACATCTCCTTCCCAATGACACCAGCCTATTTTTTCTCCTTTATTATTTTCAAAAATGAAATCAAAAGATTTATAACCATTTTTACCCCAAAATCCATTATATTCTTTGTATGGAATTATATATATGCCATTTATTTGCTCTGTTGGTTTTATTTTTAGTTCTTGTAATTCTTCTCTATATTTTCTATTCATTATTCTTCTCCTCCTACTTTATAGCAATTAGCCATATAACTTTCTTTTGTTAGTATTGTCTTTATGTCATTAGCATATATATAATGTTTAATATCTAAACCTGTAAATTGTGCTGACCTATATTGTGTTATTAATTTTCTACCTATTATTTCTTCTTTATCATTTGTTATGTCAATTATACCAATTACCAATTCTTTATTTACTATGTCTCCATTTTCTATTAAATCTATTAGTTGTTTGCTGTGTTTTACTATTTTGTCATTTCCAATATATGTTCTTCCGTTTAGTCCATTTATGTATCTTTCCTTTTTCTGTTCTGTAGTATTCGTTTACTTCTATCTCTGCCATTTCTGCTCCTTTCATTTAATTAATTATTCTTAATTCCAAATCTGGATAAACTTTTTCAAATATTTTATGTTTTAATTTGAATACATCTGTCTGCATTCCTTTTACGTCTTCTACTATTGTTTTGCCATTTTCTATATATTGAAAATCTGCTATATATTCTATCTTTCTAAAAGTTTTACCATTTTTCTTGAAACTATCTTGTAGCAAAAATCTTGGTTGTAATTGTAAGTCTTGTATTTCTCCAGCTTTCAATAATAGTTTTAGTTCTTTATATCTTTTGCTTTCTGCTATACTGTCAAATACATAATCTTCTACTATTACTTTTTTATTTCTGTATTTGTTCACTTTTCTTTAGCTCCTTTCTTAACTTTTCTTGCCAATTTTTTATTCCTGGTACAAAATATTTGCATCTTGCTACTGACTTATATTCTTCACTTTCTTGTTTGTTACAACCTAAACAGTAATAACATAGTGTATTCTTTTTTATTTGTTTCATAAGCTAGTCCAATCTAGGTATATGCTGATAATTTATTGCTTCAAATCCTGTTTGTGTTCTCTCATATACTGCTACTGTTTTGCCTGTGTATTCGCATTTCTTTTTATCTACTGCTTTTACATATCCCATTTTTTCTAATTCTGTTAATCTTGGTGCTGTATAATTTCTTTCTGTACTTGGTATAAATCCTAAATCAAATAATTCTACTGCTAATTCTTTTGCTGTTTTAGGCTTGTCTAATCTATTTAAGATTTGTATATATCTTATTTTTGTTTTATCTTGTATGTCATTAAAACTCATTTGTCTTGTTTCTGTTGTAATCATTTGTTCATCACTTCCTTTAATCTACAAATTCTCCCCACTCTAGATTTTTATATAAATGTCTGTATGGGTCATTCACATAATAATCTATTGGATTTACTGCTATTCTTGCTCTTATATCTGCTATCTTTGGTATAAATTTAACTTCTTGTATTGTTCTTTCAATAGCTGTTTCAAATTCTGTTTTATCTGTATTTTTAAATTCTTCATACCAAACTATCATTTCTTCTCTTGTAAATATCTTGTTATATGCTGTTTGAATTTTTGATATTTGTCTTTTAAATTCATCTTTATTCATCTAAAAATCCACCACCTTGCTTGTATCTTTTTCTTTTTTAGGATTTTTTAAGCTCTCTTTTTTTACTGCATCTACAACCCATTTTTTTATACATAAATAATGTGATTTTGCTTTATATCCTTTCATTTCAATGTACTCATCAAGATATTTTATAAGTGCTTCCCAATTTTGATATTCTTTCTGTAGTTTCTGTAATTCTTCATCTTTCAACAACACATTTTTATATTCTCCATATTTGTGCTTGTTGGCTTTTACAGAAGCTGTAGAAGATTTTTCTTCGGAAACTGGTATATTATTATCTAACTCTATACTATCCTTACCTAACTCTAACCTATCTCTAACCTGGGTATCCATTTTGGATACATCTTGTATACATTTTGTATCCATTAATGTATAAGCTTTATTTTCATCAAGTTGTAGCATAGCTTTTTCTTCTTTATATTTTGTTTCATGATATCGGTCTTTTTGTATGTAATTATGTATTTGCCAATGCTTTATTACTACTACACCACTTTCAAATGGTAATAAAAACTTTTTAGTTAGTAATATTTTTAAATCATCATCTTTGCAACCTATCATTCTCATTATGTTTTTTGGATTATTTATAAATCCATCATCATCTGCTCTCATACTTAAATGAAAATATAATAATTGAGTTGTATGTGGCATATCAAGAAAGGCATCACTATCTATTATTGTTTTTGCAAACATTCTTCTTTCTGCCATTGTTTTTCTCCTTTCGTACAATATAAGGGATAAAACCTTTGTAGCCTTATCCCTGTTGTCTAATCTAAATAACTTTTTCCTATTAATTTTATAAATTCTTCTCTTGTATGATTTTTTTCATATTCTTTTTGATATACTCTTTTTAATTCTAAATCCATGTTTCTATTGTAATGTACAGAGTTGTTTGACATATTATGTTCTTTATGACATAAACCAACGCAGAATCCATTCTCAATTGAAATTTGCCTATTTGCTGAACCGAAGTAAACTTCATGAATACACTCGGCTGGTCTTCCACAAAAGAAACATCTATCAAGATTATTTAATATGCTATATCTCATATCTAATCGCCTCTATTTTCTTTTTTAAAGCATTTTGTTTACTGTCTATACTCTCATATGCCTTTTTAAATCTAAATAGTCTTGACCCTAATTCTGCTAGTTTCTTGCTATCTTCTTTTACATATTCTTTTGCCATTGCTTCAAAATAACTCATTGCTGGTGCTTTTTCTTTATTAGTTTCTTGCCATTGTTTTCTTTGCATATATACTTGTTTATTTTCTGCTATAGAAATATCAGTTTTTAATGTGTCATATTCCTGTTGTATCCTTGCTACCATCTCTCCTATTAAATAATTCATATTTGCATATATCTCTATATTTTTTGATATTTCAAATCCTGTGTCAGGACTTTCTTTTAATTCATTTTGTAATTTTGTATATGTATCTGCTATTTGTTTGCTATCTGCATTTTGAATTGTAAAAGGGTTGAACATATATAATTTTTCAAATTCCATTTTTTGTTACCTTTCTACATGTTGATGCATTAAAACATATTCTGAATTTTCTCCCATGTTATTTAATAAAAATTCACTTGCTTGTTGTTTACTTAAATGACTGTCTTTTGCTCTAAATTCATACACATATTTGCAGTCTTGTTGTTTTTCTTTTATTCTTTCTTCTATTTCATCTTCATCGTAATTACCTTCAACAAGATACAAATCATAATTTTTAGCACTTATTCCCTCAACTGTTTTTGTATCTGTCATATAGATTACTTTATAATCATCAAATAGCACTCTATAGCCACATTGTGGTACATCATGATATAATTTAATTGGTACAATTTTAAATAGTTTATAATCGTATTTAGTGCCAATTTGAAGTACATCTATATTTTTTCTTTCAACTCCACATTCTAAAAGTGCTTTTAATAACCATTCACAACAAGCAAATCTTAAAGTTGGTCTTTCTTGTGCTAATTTCTTAATTGTTTCTTTTTTGAAATGGTCTCCGATGTATATGTGTGAGAAGTACTATTTTTATTTGTTTATAATACTTCTCTAATTTTTTAAAAGTAACTCCACAGTCTATTAAAATTATGTCTTTTATTATTGTTGCATTTCCTGTACTACAACTTGATATAATTTTATAGTTCATTCATTGATACCTCTTTTGTATTTTCTGTTTGCTCTTCTATTTCTGCTTGGACTTCGATAGGTTCTTGTTGTGGAATTTCTTGTTGCATTTCTTCTGCTTCATACATTCCAGCTAAATCTTCAACAAATGTTTCTCTTAATGCTCTTACTTTTGCAACTTTCTCAACCATTGTTGCTCCTTTACTTCCCCAGTTTGAATTTAATTGTCCTTGTCCTGTTTTTTGTGCTACTTCATTAAAACTTACACTTGAATAAGTCGGATGCGTCCAATCTTTTCTAAACACTCTAGCCCATCCACCTACAAGTTGTTCTGAACCTAATCTAAATGTGCCTTGTCTTTCTTCTACACTTCCATCTTCTTTTTGGACTATGATTCCACTTTCCATTCCGTCATAATTTGGATTGAGTACTGCTCTTTTTAATATTGCGTCTTTTCCTACAACTAATTGTGCTGGTACTCCTGCTTTATATTTAATTAAATAAGCTTCTCTTAAAAATGGATTTAATTTTCTAACTTTGCAAAGTTCTGTAAATAACTTAAATTCTTGATTAGTTATTTTTGCATCTGTTCCTACTATATACTCTTGCACTATACTTGGTGTTAATTTTATTTCATTTCCGTCAATATCAAATTTGACCATTAATTCATTATTTTTTTGTACTTCATTACTCATAATCGTAACCTCCACTTTCTAAAAATTGTTTTAATTCTCTTAATTTTGTTCTTGTTCCTCTTACTGTAAATTTTAAAGTTAAAATTTCTTCTATTTTTTCTTCTACGGATGGTGAATTTAATATTATTTGTTCACTATACTTGTCTGACTCTTTTGCAGTATCCACAACAAATTTTTGAAGTTCTTTTTCTTGTTCTATTTTTTTCTTTTCTTCTTCAATAGCCTTAAATCTATTTGTCACACTTGTTATTGCTTGTGATACATTTAATGTTTGTTTATATTCAACTAATATTTCTGTTTTATGTTCTTGAGTTTCAATTAGTTTTAAATCATCTACTATTTTGTCTATAAATTGTTTTGCTTGTTCTTTTAAACTTTTCATACTTGATGATAATGTTACATTTATTCTTGCTTGTCCATATGTAATAAAATCAATATTATTAGCTGTTTTATATTCTTCAAAATAATCTTTTACTTCTTGTTCTTTCTTTGCTTTTAATTCATTTTCAACATTATCTATTTTTCCTTTTAAGATTAAATCTGCATTTCTAAATTTATCAGATATGCATTCTTTATAGATGCTTTCAAAATCATTGTAAGGTTTCAATACTTGTTCCTTTACTAGTTTTCTTTTGTTTTCAAATTCTTTATAATCTTTATTTAATTCTGCTCTTATTTCTTTTATTGTTTTTACTGACTCTTCTGTACATACTAAACTAGTTGCATTTTTTACTCTTTCATCTATAACTGTACTTACGCTTCTTAATTGTTCTTCTATTACAGGTAACTGTCTTACTTCTATTAAGTCTTTAATCATCTAATTTTCTCCCTTCAATTTTTTAATTTTTTCTTTTAATTCATTAGCATATCTATAATCCTCACTGTCCCATTTATCTTGCATTTCTAAAATAAAATATGCATTTTCTAGTTGTTCCAATGTTTCCATTTTATTCTCCTCTTGATTTCTACTGTTAAAAATGCTATAATAACAATAGAAATTCATATATTTAAGTGATTTTTTAGAACTAATTTTGGTTTTCGGCATCTGAAATTAGTTCTTTTATTTTGCGTAAAATAGCTTTTTCATTGTTGTATGAATTTGCTGTTGCTATTCTTTTTATTCTGTCTATCAATTCTTTTTGTTCTTCATTTTCAAATCTTAAGTCTTTGTTTTCTTCGTGTACTGCTAAATTTTCGTTTGTTAATTCTTCGTTTTTGCTTTGCAAGTCTGCTATTAATATGTTTCTGTCTTCTATTTTTCTTTCTGCATTTTTTAAACTATTTCTGCTTTCATTTACTAAACTTTGTAATTCTTTTGTTTTTTTAAACATCTCTTTCAACTCCTTTCTTGTATAATTTTGTAAATTGTTGTATAATTTCCTTAAGTGAGGTTATATTATGGATAAGTCTTTTAATAAATTTTTAAAATATATAAATAAAAATTATATAGTGTCTTTAGATGATTTTGAAAATAAATTCAAACTAAATACTTATGAAACCTATGAAATTATTAAAACTTTGCAAAAAAATAATTATATAATTTCGCTAGGTGATGATGAATATCAGGCTACTTATAAATCAAAAACTTATAAAAAATCATCTTTTCTAGATTGGATTTATGCTAATTGGCTTTCAATAATTGCAATAATCGTTTCTATAATTGCCTTATTTAAATAATGATATTATCAAACTTGCTATCGAAAATCCTAATGCAAACCATTGAAGCCCATTAGGTTTTTTATTATTTTCTTCCATTTTTCCCTCCTAACGATTACAGAAACGAATAAATATAAAAATCAACATTAATATTGCATTTAACCAATTAAGTATTGCTATCACAAGTAATACTTTTTCTTTTCTATTTTGTTCTTTTACTTCTTCAATTTCATAATCACTTATTCCTAACTTTTTTAATTCTTCTTCACGTTCTTTTGTCATTTTTCCCTCCTAATATGTTGTTCCACTTAAAAACATTAAATAACTAAATACTATTCCTGCTATATATAAACTGCTATATACTACTGCTTGTCCTATTCTTATATAAACCTTATTGGGGTCTATTCTAAAATTCTTCCATGTTCTTTTCATTTGTTTTCCTCCTCTTCTATCATTTTTTCTTTTACTTTAGCTAATACTTTTATATTAGGAGCATATTTTTCAACTCCTATTTCTGCTATTGTTCGAAATAATAATTCTGCATGTTTCAATGTAAATTGTGTTTTATCTTCTTTTTCCAACTTCACCACCTCTCCTTACTTTATTCAGATGTCTTGTACTATTTGCTTTTATTTTATTGTTTCGTTTTGTGAACACTTTCGATAAAAAAATATTCATCGAATTGCCCTTTTATTTGTTCACAAATTTTAACAGCAATAGTTGCACTTGGATTTCTTTCGTGATTAATTATTGAACTTATATGTGCCTTTGAACACCCTATTTTTTTTGCTAAATTTGTAATCGTAAAACCCGCTCTAATTATGTCTTCTTTTAATTTTTCTTTATTGATTACTACTATCATTTTTTTGCCTCCTTGTTTCTTGTTGTGAACATTATATATTTAAAGTTTCTTTTTGTCAACAGTTTTTATCAAAAAAATCAAAAATATTTTACAAATGTCAACAAATGTGTTATAATGTGAACAAAGGTGGTGTTTTAAATGCTTACTAATAAAGAACTTGGGGAATATTTAGAAAAAATTCGAAAATCTAAAGATTTAAGTTTGAGACAAGTTGATTATAAATCAGATGTTTCCTATAGTCATTTATCAATGATTGAAAAAGGAACTCGAAAAGCTTCTCCTCTTACATTAAAAGAATTAGCAAAAGTATATAATTTAGACTATATTGATTTATATGAAAAAGCTGGATACCTTGATTTAGCAGAAAAAGAAAAAATCAGTCAAAAACATTCTGTTTCTATTCCAATTTTAGGAACAGTTAAGGCGGGTTACGATTGGTTAGCAGAAGAAAATATCGTTGATTACATATCAGTAAAAGAATCCTTGCCTAATGCTAAAGAATATTATGCATTAAAGATAACAGGTGATAGTATGCTACCCTTATTATCAGAAGGAGATTTAGTAATAGTCCACGACCAAGATGATGTGGAAAGTGGTCAAACAGCCGTAATTCTTATAAATGGTGATGAAGCCACAGTAAAAAAAGTTATTAAAACCGTTGATGGAATAGAATTACATGCAATGAATCCTTATTACCCTGTTAAAAAATTTACTTTTCAAGAGATGAAAACTATACCTGTAAAAATTATAGGTAGAGTAAAGGAAGCAAAAATAAAAGGAGCTTTTGAATAATGGAAAATAAAACAAATGTCGAAGAAGTAGCTTTGTATGTTCGTGTTAGTACAGATGAACAAGCTATAAATGGTGATAGCCTAAGAACTCAAAGAGATGAATTAACAAAATATGCTTTAGAAAATGGATTCCATGTTTTTGGTATATATGAAGACGATGGCTTTTCTGCAACAAATCTAGATAGACCCGCTTTGCAAAGGCTATTAAAAGATGTTGAGCAAAACAAAATTAATCGAATACTAATAACAAAACTTGATAGACTTTCTAGAGGTGTTAGAAATTATTACAAAGTTCTAGATGTATTGGATGAACATGGTGTATTTTGGCAAACTATTTTTGAAAAATACGATAGCTCAACAGCCAATGGTAGATTGCATATAAATATTATGCTTTCTGTTGCTGAAAATGAGTCTGCACAAACTTCTGAAAGAATCAAAAGTGTCTTTAAAACAAAACTAAAAAACAAAGAAATAATAGCTGGAAAAATTCCAATAGGATTAAAGAAAAAAGATAAAAAACTTATTATTGATGAAGAAAAAAAGCAAGTTGTATTGGATGTTTTTGATGAATATAAAAAAACTACAAGTGCCTATCAAACATTTCAAAATATAGATTTAAAATACCCTGAATTAAATTTGAATTATATGAAAGTATATAGAATGCTAAACAATAAATTATATACAGGAATTAAAGTAACAGAACGTGGAAATATTGAAGATTTTTGTCCAGCTATAATAGACAGTGAAACGTTTTTTAATACACAAAAAATGCTAGAAAAAAATGCACGTAAACCTTCTTCTGAAAACTCTGGTGGTTATATATTTCAAGGAATGTTGAAGTGTGCTGAGTGTGGATATACATTGGGTGGTAAATTTTATTCAAAAAATCCTGAAAGTTCTAGATATTACTATATTTGCAAAAAACATTTGCTATCTCATATATGTAATTGTTCTACAAATTTTAACGAGCAAAAAATTGAGCAAAAACTACTCCAAGAATTAAAAATTCAATTAAAAAATTATATTTTATCTTACGAATATAAACAAAATAGTATAAAAAAAATAGATAAATCAAAAGAAATTTCTTCTTTAGAAAACAAACTTACAAAATTAAAAGATTTATACATAAGAGATTTAATAAGAATCGAAGATTATGAAAAGGATTATAAGCAATGTGTTTCACAATTAGAAAGTTTATATCAAGAACAAAACAAAATAGAAACTAATCCTATTGATAACAATTTAGAAGCTTTAAAATCATTTTTAAAGCAAGACTTTTCTTCAATATATAATAAGATTTCTCGATTAGAAAAAAGGAAAATTTGGTTATCTATAATAGATTATATAACCCTTGATAAAGACTATAATATGAAAATATTTTTTATTTAATTTTTTGGTACTTTTTAACTTTACCAGATGATAATGTTAAAAAGTACTATCTTTATTATAATAATTAAAGCAATCTACCATGCCCTTTTGATATACCTTTTTAAATATATTTGAAAATTCCATTACAATATTTTTTTCATTTTCTGTTAATCCTTCCACTAATTTTTTTAATGTTACATCTTTTCCTTCATTTATTTTTATCATATACAATCCGTCTCCTTTGTAATAATTCTTATCTTTATTCAAAGGGCTATATTTCTTTTTGATTATATCTTTTTCCATTTCTTTTGTAAACATTTTCTCATTATTTTCTTCGACAACTTTCATATTTCTTTCTCCATACTTTAATATTTCATCCGAGCTCTTTTGATATAACTATTGTATATTATATTTTACCAAAATGTTAAAATATTTTATGAAACCAGTATTTTCTTTTATAAAAGTCATTTTTTGTCGAATTTTGGGTTTTATACTAAAAAGAGCTACATTTATTGTAGCTCTAAGTTTCCAGTGCTGTATAAGTCCGTTATTTTTTTCCCAAAATTTTCTGCTATTACTAACATCTCTATAAATAGTATTTTATCTACATTATCTTCTATTTCTGATAATCTATGTCTTTCTATTCCTGTTTCTTCTGATAAATCTCTTATTGATATTCCCATCTGCTCACGAATTTCTTTTATTTTTAATTCTACTGTCATAAAAACACCTCAGTAGTAGTCTCTACAATTTTGGTATTTTTATTCAAAAGAAAAGTCCCAATATAAACTTACAGTTCATATTGAGACTAATCTATTTTTCATATAATGACTATAATTATTATAGCATATATTTTGGTTTTTGTGTGTCGAACGGTGTCACTTAAATGGAATATTTTGGAAAAAATTTAAAAATCTGTTGACTTATCGTATTTATCTCTATATAATACTTTTAATGTGGGAGGATGTTGAAATGAATTTATTAAAGAAAAACGTTGAACATTTTGGAAACTTTTTAGATTATATTGTTGAACATTTACTTTGCATAATTGTATTAATACTTATATTTATTGTATTTTTTATCATATTAAAACAATTTCCTTATTCTATGCCAAAAGAAGTTCAATCACAAGAGATTTATATTGGTGGAATTTCTTTAAACAATATTAGTATTTGGTTTACTGCTATTGGATTGATAATAACTGCTATTTGGTCAATTTATCAATATACAAAAAATACCGCAAGAAAGCAGCAAGAAAAAGGTGCTAATTTAGCCAAAGAATTTAGTAATAGCTTATTATCAAAATGTGGATTAATAACTGTAGTTTATAAAAAATCTCAATTATATAAAATACTAAATTCTCATGAAGAATATAATTCTTTTAGAAAATTTACAATAGCTGAATTAAGAGAAGTTTATGATAATGATTTACCATATATCTATAGAGATCTAGAAAAAGAGTGTAAATTAGATGACATTTATCATAATATATTAAGAAAAAGAATTTCTACATATACACAAATAGAAAATGATAAAAATAAAAAAGATAATAAAGATAATAAGAATAATAATACAGAAATAAAAAATGAAGATTTATCAGATTTATTTATATTAGATAATAAAGGTTTACCTTTTCATTTTGGTAGTTTAGTTGATGATGTTTTAAATGAATTAGAGTATGTTTGTATGGACATTTCTAGTCAAGCAGCTGATTCAAAATATATTTACCAATCATTACATCAAATATTTCTAAGAACAATTAAAATTTTATCTGTTGAAATTTGCTTAAGAAATGATGGAAAATACTGTGATAAATTTTATACAAATATAATTCATGTTTATAATGAGTGGACCTCTATATATGAAAAATCATTAAAAAAAGAAAATAAGAGAAAAAAACAAGTAGATAAAATTTTAAATCCAAAAATTAAGACAGTATAAACTAATACTGTCTTAATTTATTTATTATTGTCTTCATCACTTTTTATTATTATAGGCATATCTTTTAACCATTCTCCATACATAATATCTACCTCCTTATTAATACAATTTGTATTAATCTTTAATAAATTATATGCATATTTTTTTCATTTGTCAATAGTTTTTAAAAACTTATTTTTTATTGATATTTCAGCAAAAAGCGACACTTTAAAATCAATTTTAAGCCGTTTTATTTTTCAATTAATGTAATTATATACCTCTAAAAAATGCAAAAAAGAGGTAAATTGAACTTAATCAACTTACCTCTTAATTTTACCTAACTTTTGTACAATAATCTAAGCAAATATAACCACTTGGAGTTAATCCCCAGTTACCTACTACTTTTGTAACTGTGCATCTTACTCCTCTTACATATCCACCTTGATTTCTTGCACTTCTTGTTAATTCATTTAATGATTTAATTCTATATTTTGTACCAGCACCTATTCTTACATTTAATTTACTGCAATTAACTTTATATGTTCCTGTAGTATATTTTTGAACTGTTGTACTTTTTGCAACTGTTGTATATCTACTAGTATATGCTAAACTAATCCAGCCTAGATTTGTTTTTCCAAATCCGTTACTTTCTGCTAATATTGTTACTATTGAATTTTTAATATAGCCACCAATTCTTGCATATGATATACTAGCTCCAGAACGAATATTTAATCCACTATTTGCTGTAACTTTAACTTGATAATTTACAGTATTTACATTAGTTTCTACTTTATCAGTTACTACTGTTGTAGTTGTATTTTCTTTTGTGTCTGTTCTATCATTTTTGAAACAGAAGAATTTTTGATAATTTGCATACTCTCTAAAATTTTCTATTGATACATATACTGTATTACCTTTTACTTCTGCTTTGCCTATACGACTACTTGTTAAGAATTTACCACTATATAAGTATGGATCATATACTTTTATATAATCTCCTTCTACTCCTATTAGAACAATAAAATGTCCTCCATATGTAAATAAACCTTGATTACAACTTGCTATTATGTAATGATTATCTTTTAATTTTGCTACTGCTTCATCTAATTTATAACATTCACTATAGCCTATATTAAATACATCAGCTGTCCATTTGAAGGCTGACCAATATGTTCCTTGATTTGCACTTCTATAACCATATTGTGTGTATAAATTAGCCATTTCATTTGGTGTTATATTTCCTTTTATAGAGCTTACTACCATTGCTGAACTTGTAGGTCCACATCCACTTGTTCCTATTGTTTGTGTACTATTTCCTACACTAGAATACATTTGATTTTTCCATCTATTGTCTAATTGTGAATAATATGTTAATCCTGCATATTCTCCAACTTGAACATTTGGTGTTTTTTCAGAGCCTTCATAAGCTACTAAACCTTGCTCTTCAAATCCTTCATTCTCAACTTCTTGAACTTCTAATGATTGCTCATCATTTTCCGTTAGCTGTGGAATTTCTGTACTAGATTTATTTATTTCATCTACTACCGTACTTATTGCCTCTGATATTTTATTTGTATCAACTTGTCCTGTTTTATCATACTCTAAATAACAATTTAATAATAAAACACTAGCACATAATATTGATATTATTAAGCCTATTGTTCGTTCTTTGCTTTTAAATATATTTTTTAATTTATCTTTCATTATAATCACCTCTTACATAAATTTACTTAATCCTAGTGCAAAAGCTATTGCTGTTAATATTATTCCAGTTACAAAAGAAATCACTTTGCCTTTTACTTGTTTTTTAGTATCTTCATAGTCCTTAATTGGCTTTTCTTCGATTATTTTTAAGCGTTCATTCATTTTGTTTTGTTCTTCTCTCATTGCTTTCATTTCTGTTGCTATTTCTCTTACACTTAATGTTAAGTCATATATGTTCTCTACTTTATTTTCAACAACATCTATTCTTTTTGTATTTGACTTTTCTCGTTCTTCTAAGTGTGCTACTTTTTCAATTAATTCTGTATCTTGCATCTTTACACCTCTATTCTTTTTTAACTTACCTTAATATTCCAACTATTTTTACTATTTTTAGCCAGTTGGAAGTTGTAACGTTTCTAACATTAGCTGATGTTACATCTATTTTGTATTCTCTGTCTTGATATTTATAAAATTTATTATTTATAAATGCACATAATGCTTTATTTATATATTCTGTACCTTCATACATAACCTCTGATGACATTTCAAATGTAGCTTGATTGGGATTAAGAATTTTTTGGTATATTCTTATATTATTATCTCCAATTCCATATATCTCTACTTCTACACATTTTTCAACCGTATCAAGTAATTCTATTTCATATCCATTATTTCCATCTTGATTTTCATATAATATAATTTTGTTATCTTCAACCTGTTCATACCCCTCTGGCACTACATCTCCCTCAAAGTCTATGACTGAACCAGCTGGTATGCTATCATTTGCTTTTATTACTAATTCTTTTAATTCTCCGTTTGAGTTTCTTACTTTCATAACTTCCTCCTAATCTGTAGTTTTGGTATATTCTAATGTTATATACCAGTCTCTAGAACTCCAACTATCATTTATATATCTTATTTCTATCGTTGTTGAGCTTACATAATCTATTGTGGTAGTGCCTCCAGCTTTTGACAAATTAGGAATATGCTTCAATCCATCTGTCATTTCTACATGTACAACTTTATCTATATTAGAAATATTATGTCTAACATCATAGCAAGTAACTTGGGTAGCAAGTTGTAATTCAAAATTTGCTACAATTGTTTTTCTATAAAGCGGTTTTCCATCAATCCAAGTACCAATAACTTGCTCTTCTGTTGAATATTTTTCTTTTATCATCTCTTCTGTTAATCTCATACTTGGTGCATTACTTGTTTTATCTTCCACATTTTCTGTATCTACTATTTTGCCTAAAATCGGTATTGTTGTGTTTTTCTTTTTTATTTTCATCTTCTTTCCTCCTAATCTGTGATTTTTGTGTATATTATTACTGCATAAACAGTTAAATTACTCGCCCAACTTTGTTTGCTTGCAAATCTTATAGAAGATTGATTATTAGAATTGCTTGTGTATCTTTGATATATTGCATCTTGATTAGGTCCTTGGTTTGTTGCATTAGCCACTGTAATTCTATCAATCCAATACTTATCAACAAGAACAAAATTTACATCTTTTAGTAAAATTTCTACTGTTGTTTCTGTATCCTGTACTACTGTTCCAAATTTAGCACTTACTACTTTTCTATAAAGTGTCTTACCGTCTATCCATGTTCCAATTGCTTGCTCTTCTGTTGAATATACTTCTTCACTCTTCTTTGCAAACTCTTCATACACTCCATTTGAGTTTCTGACAGATAACTTTGGTTCTATGTAAGCTTCGTATGATGTATTTTTTGACCCTTGTTCTATTTGTAAATTATTTATTTCATAGTTGTAAGTTGTTCCTTTTGATATACCTTCTAGTACAAATGTAACAATATTTATATTGTCACTTGGAGTAAATGTAACTTTATCTCCTGATGTTTTTATAGTTGTGATAATTGTACTACCTTTTCTTAATTCTAGTTTGAAAGTATTACCTGCGTTATTTCCATATAACATATATGTTTTTCCTTTTTTTAATTCAACACTTACACTTCCACCATAAGCATAAACATCTTGTGCCGTACCTGTTATTTTTATTCCTGTTGCAGTTGGCTCAAATGTTATTCCATATGTTGTACGGGATTTTAATTTAGAAATATCTAAGTAGTTCTTCCCTTTTCTAAACCACACCTTTTCACCAGTTGTCGGTTCTTCTGCTCCTACATATACCTCAGCTTTGCTTAATCCAGCACTCTCTTCAAAGTCTTCATCTTCTACTATTATCTTTGCTGAACTTGGTGCTTCTTCTTCGTTTCCTACAAATACTTCATTACCTTCTACTGCTTCTAGTTTTTTGTCTATTTCATCTTTTTTATAATAACTACTCAAATCTACTTCTGTTGTTCCTATATGTTCCCAGCCATTATTGATATAAATAAATTCATCATATACATCGTTTTGTTCTGTCTTTACCTTGGGTACAAAATATATCGTATGGTCATCTATATTATCAGTTGGTAATTCTTCTACTACTAATACATTAAATTGATTTACTTGGTCTAGTATATTAGATTTTATTTCTTGTATTTCCTCTTCTGTGAAATAATCTATTCCTTTAACTGGAATGTCTCCTTTATCTCCTTTCAAACTTGTCAACCATTCTTTTTCGTTTCCTTCAAAGCCATTTTTTACAGCCAGTTGGTATGCACTATCTCCTTTTTCGTGTTCTATAAAATTATCTACTTTTTTCTTGTATCCATCTGTAAAATCATTTGTAGACAAGCCTTTATTAGGTATTTTATCCACTTTTTCATATAATTTTTCATCTACAATTTGATTGTTTGTGTTCGCTACTTTAATATCATAATAATCTGTTCCGTTTTGGTAATTCTAAATTGTAATGTTCTGTATAATTTGACATCTTTTTCTCCCTTCTTTTTAAAATTTTAAAAAAATTAGCTAATTTTCATTATGACAACTCTAAAACTTTTAGTCCCTGTAGGACCAATATCATCATGTGCGCCACAATTAAATTGAATATTACTATCTGTCATTCTTACACCTGTAACACAAGTGCTTTGTATATTACCATAATCATAATATGTTCCTGAAGTATTAAGTCCTGACAAAAATGGTATACAATTATTTTTATTACATCCTGTAGGATAATTTATACTTGTGCTACCAACACCATTTTTTAGTTCAACAGTACCAGTTAGCACAAAAATATTATTTTGCGAAGTATTAATTGTAATGTTTCCACTTCCATCAAAATTAGCACTTCCCTTGACTGCTCCACCTATTGCAATATTTCGTGCTGTTTGCAATTTTGTTGCTGTAGCAGAGTTTCCTGTGCATTTTGAAGCAGTTGTAGCTGTTGCACTATTTCCGAGTACAACTTTTGGCGCTATTTGCAGTTGTAGCACTAGCAGCATTACCAGTACAACTACTAGAAGAACCACTACAATTTCCTGTAACATTCCCTTTGACATTTCCTTCAACTCCTCCGTTTTACTGTTAGTTTACCTGTTATAGTATTATCTTGATTTTTTAGTACTAAATTACTTTTTATACTCTCTATATATTCTTGAAATCTTTTATATAATTCTTCTCCATCAACACTAATTAAAGAATTAACTATACCACATAAAGTTGAATTTGTTCTTTTATCTACTATATCGGCTGTTTCAATATTAGAAGTACTTTTTACTGTTACTTCTGCTAAACAGATTTCATATATATTATCGTCTCTTTGTAAATCAGCTGGTGTTGATGCGTTTCCTTGTTTTATATATAATTGTGTTTCTCTTGTAGCTAATGTTTTATCTAATTTAACAATAACTCTATCAACACGAGTTCCACTTGCTGGTCTTTCCAATGTGAACACAGATTCATCTTCATTTTCATAGTCTGCACCTTCAATAAGTCCTGCACCTTTTGCAACTCTAATATTCAGTCCCCCATCTGCAGTTACTTTCATACTGTTTTCACCATAATTTTTGTAGTTTCCAAAATAAACTCCATTACTTAAAAATTTAGCAAAATATTTTCTAAATATTTCTGCTTCATATAATCTATCTGGTTCCATTTGGCCACTTTCTGAATTTAAAATTTCCATTGAATCAAATGGAAAACTTTTTAATGTAATAACATTTGACATATTATAAATCCTTTCCATAAAAACAAGACCTAATTTATAGGTCTTGTAATTATTCTTTTTATTTCTTCACCTAAGCTTGGAATTTTGTCCCCAAAACCTAGTTCTACTGTTTTATTATTTCTTTCATATAACTCTTTTGCTTGGATTATACGTTTGTCCTCATATATTCCATCGCTTTCAAGTGTTACTAGATCTCCCAAAAAGAAATCTTTTTCCCACTCCATATTAGGAATTTGATATACTTTTCCCTCTATGCTCTGAATTATTTTATATGTATCTAGCTTTTTTTGACCTTCTGAATTTAGTTCATCAATATCTTCTATATTATTTAAATCTATTAAAACTTCTCTTCTGTCAAAGCCTTTTGCTGTACCTAAAACAGTTATAAGTCTATCTTCATTTTCGCCTTTTCCTGCAACATAACCAACATTTTTATAATTAGAATTATCATCTGTTGTTGTTCCCTCAAGTAAATTTTTCTTTTTTTCACTAAATATAACATATGGATGTTTTATCGTTCCCTGTAGCTGTTCGTGTGTATAATCTTGTAATTGTTCTTGTGTAAACCCTTTCAGAAATTCATGTATATATGGGTTCTCTATTTGATTTACCGTTCTGTCTGTTCCTTTTAAACTATCAAAATAAATACATTTTTCATTTCTATTTAAATAACCATACCATCCTAGCCCAGTATCTTCACTTATATGTTTCAATTCATCATGTAAATTTGTTAATCTTGCTTGCCATACTGTTTTTATTCCTCTATTTTGTGTTGGTGCTATCTTAACCCAAGGAATATCTCTTTCTGTTGTTCTTATATTGTCGTAATAACTTTCTACTAAATGATTTTTCAAATAATGTTTTTGTATATTTTCTGCATAATCTTCTGATACTCTATCATATCCATTTGTAGCAATTATTCTTCTTTTTGTAACACCTTTTATACAAGTTCCAGTTACTTTCATTGTTTTACTGTTTTTTTCAGTCGATATAACTACTTTATCAATTAAAAGTATCTTGTCATCCCTTTTGTTGACTATTAACATATTATCTTTTTTTAGCTTATTGGTATTTGCCTTATTTTTATTAATAGTTAGTTCAAATGTTCCACATTCATAATAATTCCACACACAAATAAGACTTTCAAAATTAGCAATAATTCCTAATAGTTCAAAGTTTGTATTTATTATTTCTATACAATTCATCTAAACACCTACATACTTATTAGTATAGTCTATAATTGTTACTTTATCTTTTGCCCCTTCAATATCTGAACTATACTTAATTAAGTTCTTTCCAACTATTAATTTAAAAAATGTAGAATTTAAGTCAATTTTATTGTATACATCTCTTGTTTCGTTTGGTGTTATAAGATTTACTGTTTCTTTTCCTTCTCTTGTATCTATTACTAATTTTTCTTTTTCTCCAATATCCATATTAACTTGTATATATTCACCTGTTGTTTCGTTCGTTACTCTAGGATTACTTGCTGGTCCAACATATTCAATTTGAATAGGAGCTTCTTCATCTCCTTGATTCTCAATTTCTTTATAAAAAGAAACTATTGCAAAATGAGTAGAAAGTTTTAGTGGAAATTCTAATCCACCTTTAACAGATTTTATATCTATGTCTTGTCCATTTTCATCTAGCCAATATGGATCTTGGCAATAAAAAGAGATAGTTGCAGTATCATGATTGTTTTTTCTATCATTAAATTCTGCACTATCTTCTACTTTTCCATATATTCTATATTTTTTATAATCATTTTCGTAATAAATCAATAATTCCCCTCTTTTTTCTGTGTCTTTATTATATGTTTTTGGATTTATTATTCGCATTATTTTTCGTCTTAATTGATATAGCTTTAATCTGTCTTTGGTTCTAATTGTTACATTTAGTTTAATAACACGTGGGTCTAATAAGCTATCTTCACTATTGCACCCATCTTGATTTACTCCTTGACTTTTTTGTGAAGTCGCTCCGTGGGTGTCCTAACCCTTCAATATGAGACAACAATATATCTTCTTCTGAATTTCCTACACTATCAAATATAACACTTTCATTTAAAGCTAAATTAATTACTTCTAATTTTTGCATTTTATCACCTCTAAATTCCTTCTGCTCTTAATTGTGCTGCTAAATTTTCACTTACATTATGTAGTTTTCTATATGTTTCACTTGGCATTTCTGGGTTTTGTTCAATATTATTAGTTTGATATACATTAATTGTTTGAGTCTTAGGTTTGTTAGTCCCTGCTTCATATCTATACATTCCAGATGTCCATTCTTTTATTTTGTTTTCTATCCCTGCATCAATTGTATCTTGTATCTTTTGAATTACATTTTGTATTTTATCAGCTATTCCATTATTAATTCCCTGTGCTAGTTTTTCACCTAATCTTTGACCTGTTATTT